GAGTATGGTAAGAAAATCATGGACAAGATCATGGATGTAATGCAACCTCAGTTTGCTGATGAAACTCCAGTCAATCCATTTGACTTTTGGGGTGGTGCAAACTTTAAGCTTAAGATTCGTCAAGTTGAAGGATATCGTAACTACGATAAGTCTGAATTTGATTCAGCTACTGCATTGTTTGATGGCGATGAAGCACAGCTTGAAGCGGTATATAACCAACTTCATAAGCTTAGTGAATTCACTGATCCAGATAACTACAAGTCATACGCTGATTTGAAGAAGAAACTCTTTGAAGTAATTGGCGAAGTAGATGTAGCAAATACATTTACTACCGAACAACATATTGAGTTGAATACAACTAAGGAACCGGTGACGCCCAATTCAGTTGAGTCTTCGGTGGAAGCAGTAGCCCCGACAAGCTCAAGTGAAAGTAATACAGGTGAATCTGATGAAGATACGTTATCGTACTTCGCAAAACTCGCCCAAAGTTAATTCGCTGGTAAGCAAGTCCTAAGATAATAGGGGTGAGCTAATTCCTAACGGTTCAAGAGGTGGTCTTAATTGGCCACCTCTTTTTTATATATTTATTGCAAAAGCATATTACCTAATCCCATTCCCATCGTTCTATCCATATGTGAATTCTGATTAGTTGAAGTGCTTACGATATTACTAGTATTTGTTGAAGCGTCAGTCGTAGTAATTACAGGTGTGATGTTAACCTTTGCCTCTTTCGCGTCAAGCGTATCATTCTGAGTTGCTTCCATTTGCGCACCAACTGTAGACGACTCTGTATTAATCTCAGCAGTCCTCGCATCCATTGCGGCGAGGTTGGCGTCCACTTGCACATCTATTCCTTCGATTTCTTTTCGAAGTTCAGCTATTCTTTCTCTTCTATTAAATTGGAATCCAATAAGACCACCTAACTCATCGCCTTTATTAACCTCTCTTATTTGATGTGCTATTTCCTCTTCAAGTTCTCTCTTCTCTTTCAAAAGCTCTACAGAGCTCAATTCATTTGCTGGCTGCTTGCTTTTCTCCAGCGCTTCTTTATATCCTTCAGCTCCTAGCGCCAGTCTCTCGTTGAAAGCGTCAGTAAAACTATCTCCGCCAGGAATAGCCGCCGCTTTAATACCAGCTATTAGTGCTGGTACAAAGTCAGTAAATAGCGTCGAGAAAAATTCTGCCATCATGCCAAAACCTTCTTCAATCATTTCTCTAATACTAAAGCTATCTAACCACTCTGATAAACCTTCAAATCCTAATTTTTCTGCGACCCATGACACCATACCTTTTAATAGGTCAGCAATACCACCAATAAATCCACCTACCGCGAAGCCAATTCCCGTAAGTATCATGTCTATACCTTTTGCTATTGGATTTGTGAACTCTGTTGTTTTAAAACTGTGTATCATTCCTCTTATTGCATCAATAACCATCATTACAGGCCAAAGGAGTTTACCCATAGCAAATCCAAGCACTCTAAATAATCCTGAGAACCTGGTCATTAATCCTCCCAGGTTTTTTACGTAACCTATTATTCTTGAAAGAGGCCCTGCCTTAGCGCCTCCTAGCGGTTTAAGTTTTGCAATTATATCCAAGAATGCTTTCTTTATATTAGTAAAAGGCGTTATCAATCGTGTTAAAAGTGTAGAGCCCATACCTTTAAGTGTAATAAAGAATGTCTTTATCTTTCCTCCAATCATCTTTAAAAATTCAACAACGCTTTTAACTCGTTTAAATATCGCCTCAAAGAACGCGATACCTCGAGCACCAAGAATCTTATAGGTGTTTCCTTTTAGAAATTTGCCTGTTCCTGCTTTTTTGTAAACATCGCCTAAAGCGCTAAAAACGTTACGAATTGTTTCAAACAATAATATAAATGGCCTAAATACTGTTGCCTTTAAAGGACGAAGCACAAATCTTTTAAAAAGTTTCTTCAGCGTAGGAAACTGAAAAATTTTCATCGCACCAGATATAAAACCTCCAATAAACGATGTAAAAAGCACCCTTCCAAATACAAGTATTTTTTCAACGATGCCTTTTGTGCCATTTGAAAATTCAAAGTTTAAGTCTTCAGTATTATCTTTAATATCTGTTAACAGCCCTAGCGTTTCTTCTGCAACACTATTAGCTTCTGCCTTATCTTCAAGACTTTGCATCGTATCAGATTCGAGTGACTGTCTTAAAGCTCGAAGCTGATTAGTTTGATCTATACTTAGATTATTTTGCTTATCACCAAGCGCAACATTAAGCTTTTCGATATTTTCACGCCTCTTGTTGTCCTCTTTCTCCTGTTTAAGAGATTCAATAAGTTCTTTTGGCAGTTCGAGCTGGTTTGGGTTATCCATTTCTATTATTCTTTACGCGTTCGTTTTCTTTTTTAATGTAATCTTGCAAGAGTGATACATATATTTGCCTTTCCCATGGTATCATATTATCTAATTCTGTTAAACTATATTGGTGATGTTGCATCATAGAAAAATTTGTTTGATAGTGGTTGGCTAAAGAGTCATGGGAAAGGCAGATTAGAAAAAAGACTCTAATCCTTCTAGTATTCTAACGTTGTCATGTCCGCATTTGCTGCATTTAAATTCTACTTTTAACTTAAGTTTAGGCTGCGCAGATAGGTATTTTTGAATTAGTTCTAAATGTACACGAGACAATGACTCAACAAAATCTTTTAAATCGTCTTCAGATGTATCATCCGTTTGGTAAACACCATTATCGTCATATATTGATTCAATACTAGCGATAACTGTGTGAATAAGTGCATCTGTATCGTCATCTCCTTTTTTTGAAAGAAATTCTGATTTAGCGATTGTGATTGGTCGCATAATAATTCCTACGGTATCACTTAGCTGAATCTTTTCATCTACTTTATCTTCTGGAAATTCAACCTTAGCATCAAGTAAATTAATAGAAACTTCGTTATACTCGTCACACTCTTCACATTTAATTTTAATCTTAGCAGTTTCGCCTACAGACTTCGCTCTTAATTGAAGAAAAAGATATTCTAAATCATACGTGGTTAATTCACTTGCATCGACACTATCAAATGTGCATGCTTTAATGATGTCTTGCATCGCTTCAAAAATTTGCGAAGGATCCTTCGATTCTTGAGCAATCATAAGAATCTTTTCCTCTTTTACGAGGAATGGACGGAACTCGATCGTCTTATTTGTTGATGGTATTACAGCCGGGTATTTATTTGCTTCTAGTTTTGGTAATGGCATAGTATTATAATAATCTGGTTATTCCTCCAATCGCGTTTTTAATTCCAGAAAGAGATGAGGACAATCCTCCTTCTGGTACAAAGTCTTCATACGTCATAGTGATTGACAATTTCTGCGTGGTGTTCTCACTTGAATTATTCAAATCAATCGAATTTGCTGTCACGGGATAAGCGTTTCTAAGTGTTATACCATAGACAGGTACATCTTTTTCGTTTAGCTGCTGTATTGTAACATCTCTTTTATACACAGAATCATAATTCACTTTAAAAGTGTCAGGGTTAATGACTAAAGAAGTCCATTTGTCAAACATCTTTTTCATATAATAGTCATTTGTTAAATGAAACGAAAAGGTCACGTCTTCATTAATATAGCTGTTTGGTACTTTAACCGCTTGCCTAAAGTGCGAATGCTCCATAGTCTGTATTTGTCTTCCAGGTATAGAACAGCTTTCGCACAATAAGCCAATATCGCGAGGGTCATTTATTAATGACTTAGCATTGAAATTGCCAGAGATCGCGCTAATCGCAATGTCTTGTAAATCGATATTAAGCAAAGACTGGTCTGGTGGTGACATAAACACCGCAAATCTATTTGTTTTTGCTAATCCACCACGCTTACCTATTGTCGATTTAAAACTATCGATTGATCCTGGTGAAACTGCTGATGCTATGTCTGTAAATAATCCCATTAGATTGCTTTCCTTGAATCAGACCAAACCTGATTCTTATTATTTTTCTTAAAGTTTTCAGTTGGCATAAACAAAACGGTTTCCCATTCGCTGGCAGGTACCTCAACCATACGTGATCTTACATGCTCGCTTAAATAATGTTTGAAACAAGGGCCAAACATCTTCAATTTAGAAGCACCTTTTAAAAGATTATACGATAGTCTTAAGCGAGTAGTTAAATCGTATTTTTTATTTGTAGAATACTCTGTAAGTCTATCAAAGAAAAGAGCGCGTTGTTTATGGGGTAAATAGTGTAAGTTTAATCCATAAAAACCACCTTTTGCCTTTTCTACCATAAAAATTAAAGGGAATCTATCGTAATAAGGAAGTGTTTTCTTGTGTTTGGGATCATAGAAAAAATGAAACATACGACCAGACAATGGACGAGTTCTTGCCTTAAAATTATCATCCTTCAAAAGATTTTGACGATTGATAGTTTTCATGCCCTGTAATTGGCGTTTAAACCAATCCAAAGACTGCTCACTATTCTTTGCAACTCCAGCCTTGTACGCCTGGGCTTGTAATCTATCTATGTATGAAACTGCCATTATATAATCTATTTATAACTATGTAAGTAGTTTTATACCAAGCGATTTAAGAGTATCTTCATTCCACACTTGAAACGCCATTCCATTGCGCGATGCCCAAGCTGTAGCTGCTTCCCATTTAGATACGTTTTTTACGTAAGTCATGACTTCGTTTAAGTATTTTTTTGTCTTACGTGATCTTTCTTTAGGTGGTTGAGTTTGTTTTTTCGGTTTAATCTCTATTAAATAGCACTTTCCGTCTTTCATCCTTATAAAAAGATCTATAAAATACCTATGCATTTTTCCATCGGTCTTACATCTATACGAAACTATAACCTCTTCACTATTCCATCCAACGATATCTTTATTATTGTCGCACCACCTAAATGCCTGTCTCTCCCAGTGAGATCTATACGTTATGTTAGAGAAATCTCCTTCGTACTTTTTCAAATTCTTAGGTTTAAATTTTCCTTTATAATATTTCATGCACTTATTTGTATAAATACTATTTATAATGAGTATTGATATCATAAAAAACATACGAAGTGGGGCTAAAGATGGTTTTAAAGCTGGTAAAGCTACTCTTACCAATTTTTTAGGTTCGAGTGATCAAGGTTCGGGAGGAGGAGGGAATGCTGCTTTAATATTCCCTCCTTATATAAGAGCTCAAACGGACCACTTACCTCTTATTGAATTCACCGCGTACGAAAGGAATCCTTCTCCTGGAAATCTAAATGGCAAAAAGAAACCAGGCACGGGTTTTCATCGAGTATATCTTCCGGTTCAATCGGGTATTACTATTGGTGATACATCGAGCTATAACACTATTAACTTAGAAGGCATTGGCGCGAAAATAGCTCAACAAGTATCAGAAGGTGGAGGAACCGCAACCGATAAGCTAAGTTCTGGCGCAAGTGGTGTTATGGATGCGATTGATGCGATTGCTGCAAAACTTACTCCTACGTCAGCCGGCGATTACGCCTCTTTAAAATCACGAAAGATATCCAATCCAAATACTAACACAAGCTTTGAAGGCAATGGCATTCGTAACTTTGAATTCTCTTTTAAATTGATCGCAAAAAGCCAACCAGAGGCTGAAATGATTCAAAAGATACACGAAACATTCCGTTATTTTTCTTATGCTGATTTAAATACGGAATCTTCAAACCTCTTTCTTTCTTATCCATGTCCATGGACCGTTCGGTTTGTCGATATGAGCACCGGAGATGAGAATCCTTATATACCTGGAATTTGGTCTTCGTATTTAACTGCTGTCAATTCCAACTTTAATTCAAGCGCGAATATGTATTTTAGTGATAACGCTCCACTTGAGGTGGACATTTCTTTATCATTCCAAGAGACAAGAGTTTTAAATCGAAATGATATGCTAACTATAAAGGACGATCCTTTAAGAGGAATTATAAATGGTAAACCGAGCACAATCGCACCAGCTGCCGCGGCTGGCAAAAATATAGAAAACGTAGGAGGAGATTAATGGCATTTTTTAAACAGTTTCCAAAGATTCAGTATAATACGCTTCGTGATGGCGTCATTAGTGATATCACAAATATCTATCGTCATGTCGATGTAAACGATGTTCTAATCGATG